TCCGGCTGCGCATCGCCTCCGCCTTTGAAGGGCTGAGCGTGGCCGGGCCAACCGGCGCCTATGAGTACCATGCCAAAAGTGCTGACGGCCGAGTCGCCGATGCATCAGCCATCAGCCCGTCGCCTTCAGTGGTCACGGTGACAGTCCTCGCGCGTGAGGGCAGCGGCGTGGCGAGTGATGAGCTGCTGGCCGTGGTTAGCGCTGCGCTCAATGACGAAGACGTGCGCCCGGTTGCTGACCGGGTGACTGTGCAGTCAGCGCACATTGTGAATTATGAAATCGTGGCCGAGCTGTACCTCTATCCTGGGCCGGAAGCGGAACCGATCCGCGCCGCCTCTGAGGAAAAGCTCGCCGCCTACGTTACCGCGCAGAAGCGCCTCGGCCGCGACATTCGCCTGTCTGCGTTGTATGCCGCCATGCACGTTGAAGGCGTGCAGCGCGTCAACCTTATCAAGCCTTCTGCTGACGTGGTGCTCGACAAAACGCAGGCCGCTTACTGCTCGGGCTACACACTGACAGTGGGAGGATCGGATGAGTGATCGCCTGCTGCCGACCGGCTCGTCAGCGCTTGAGGTTGCTGCCGCCGAGGCGCTGGCAAGCCCCGGCGCGATGAGCGTGCCGCTGCGCCAGTTGTGGAATCCCTACACATGCCCGGTGGTGCTTCTGCCCTATCTGGCGTGGGCGTGGTCGGTTGACCGCTGGGATTCAGCTTGGCCTGAATCAACAAAGCGCGCCGTTGTTGCCGCCTCGCAGTACGTGCATCGGCACAAGGGCACGATAGGTGCTATTCGCCGCGTCGTTGAGCCGCTGGGTTATCTCATCAAAATAATCGAGTGGTGGAAAACCGGTGAGGCGCCAGGCACGTTCCGGCTGGACGTGGGCGTACTGGATACCGGCATTACGGAGGAAATGTATAACGAGCTGGAGCGCCTGATAGCCGACGCGAAGCCATGCAGCCGTCACCTTATCGGCCTGTCTATCAATCTGGACGCGAACGGCGCGCTGCCGGTAGCCGTTGCCAGCTACAGCGGAGACGAGCTGACCGTTTATCCCTATACCCCTGAACTTATCAGCGTCGGCGGGCCGGGTTATTCCGGCGTGGCGGTGCATCTTATTGACCTGACGGAAGTGAGCGCATGACGACAAAATATTTTGCCCTGCTGACCAATCAGGGCGAGGCTAAGCTGGCGAATGCCGCCGCTCTCGGCACGAAAGTGAACATCGCCTCGATGGGCGTCGGAGACGGCGGCGGCACACTGCCGACGCCTGACGCGGCACAGACAAAGCTCATTGGCGAGAAGCGACGCGCGCAGCTTAATTCGCTGACCGTTGACGCGGCAAACAGCAGCCAGATTATTGCTGAGCAGATTATCCCGGAAAGCGAGGGAGGTTTCTGGATCCGCGAGATTGGCCTGTATGACGCCGACGGCGTGCTGATTGCCGTTGCTAACTGCCCGGAAACCTACAAGCCGCAGCTGGCCGAAGGCAGCGGCCGGACGCAGACCGTGCGCATGATTTTAATCGTGAACAGCACGAGCGCCGTCACGCTGAAAATTGATCCGGCAGTTGTACTGGCAACGCGGAAGTATGTAGATGACGCCGTGATCGAGGTGAAAGCCTACGCTGACAGCTTAATGAAAGCGCACACCGATGCTAAAAACCCACACAGCCAGTACCTGCAGATTGCCAATGCCCTGGCGGAAATCAAAGACGCCGGGCTGATTGCCGATGTTCTCAAAAACCTCGGTTTGGGCGAAGGCTCTGCCGTGCCGGTTGGCATACCTTTACCCTGTGCATCTTCTGTACCCCCTGTGGGATGGCTGAAATGCAATGGCGCATCCTTCAGCGCCTCCGCCTATCCGGCGCTGGCAAAGGTTTATCAGTCTCTGAAGTTGCCCGATCTTCGGGGTGAGTTTATTCGTGGCTGGGATGACGGGCGAGGTGTTGACGTAGGCCGTGAGTTACTTTCTTTCCAAGAAGGCACATGGATTCAGCCCAATATTGAAAACAACTCGACACTTACAGCTATTCAGCTTGGTAATGGTGAAAATCTATTCAACACAGCAGAAAACAAAGCTGTCTGTAACTTGCCAACTTTTGGATCCACAGGGTCAAGGGCGCGCTGGTTCATCCGCCCGCGAAACGTGGCGTTTAACTACATCGTAAGGGCTGCGTAATGGCTAAGGTAACACTCGATAAAAATGGCCTGGCTAAATCAGCCGGTACAATCACTGTATACAATTTTGATGCGTTAACCGGTGAGTTTACCTGCTCAAGCAATGAGTTTCTGGCTCAGGGTGTTGGCCTTCCCGCTAATGCTTGCATCACCGCACCGCCCGTTACTGAAGCCGGGCGCGTAGCGATTTATCAGGATGGAGTCTGGACGGCTATGGCCGATCATCGCGGGAAAACGGTTTATTCAGTCGCAGACGGCTCAGCAGTATTGATTAACGCGCCGGGCGATTATCCGGCAGACACTACACTAATTAAACCGGCAACCGCCTGGGACAAATGGGATGGCACGAAATGGGTGAAAGACGCAGAGGCTGAACATGAAGCAAAGCTAATCGCCATTGAGAAAGAAAAAAGTATCCGTATAGCAGAAGCAAATTCCGCATGCGCAGCATGGCAGGCGCAGTTATTGCTGGGAATTATTACAGAGGATGATAAGGAAAGACTGACGGCATGGATGGCTTATGTACAGAAAATCCAGCGTGTAGATGGACTTTCCACACCTTATGTCACATGGCCAGGCCGTCCTGTCTAAAATATGACAAGGTGCAGAAAGTGGCTTTTGCACCTTGCTATCATAAAAATATTTTACCTAGAGATATAAATACTTTTTATATCTGGCCAGTTTAAAATGAAAGGGAGAGGTTTTCATTTTTAACAATAATCCTTTTTTTATTAATAACCAGCAATGAACTAGCCCCTACTCCAGTAAAAAGAGCCTCTCCAGTAAAGTAGTTTTGCTCCTGATTCCCCGTCAAATGTCTGGCCATTTTCAAATCAGTCCCTTGTAACATTATAGTTACATTGGACTTCCTCACTCCTATAATAGTCATTCCAGTATCACTCAGCACTGGAGCCATGCCAGATAGCATGAAAAAGAAAATAAATGCTACGCCAGTAACTAACGCTGCCATTTTATTTTTTTTCTTCTTTTCTATCCTTTTATCAAAATAAATATTTGGGATTATCATAATTAAGGCGGCTGTCATAATTACCGATGAAAAAATCGGTAAAACATTAACATCCTTTGATCTCACTACTAAATAAACAGTAAAAATTGCTATAAAAGATATTATAACATGCGCCCAGATGGGCTCATAAATTTTCATTTTTCTTGCAACTCTTCTTGTTCCTTTAAAGGATCGCAACGCTTTTGAGTTTTTATATTTCGTTGCAAGAAAAAAAGCAACCCTCATAGAAAGAGTAGCTACAATGACGGACATCGAATACCAGCATAGTATAAAAAAAACTAAAATGAGTGAGAATGATGTTATAACCATTAGAAAAAAAATCACATCGGATAATGTTAACCCGGTGGGAAAGAACTGCATTCTTATGCAATAGAACATAAAAACGACCACTCCTGCGCCAGTCAGGCACAAGTAAATATTTTTTACGATCTCCATCTTTAAAGTATTTCTTAAAGAAATCAACTTCATCACCTTTATTTTATGAAAGAATAATAAAAAACTCACCTAAGCGTTTTAATAGCGAGTCTACCCGTAATAATTCATATTATAGGTAAAATTTTCCTCCGGTACATTCCGGCCGAGAGGCAGCGCCAGATTATTAATTCTGTCTGCTGACTGACCAGCAAACCCCCATCAGATGCACTGCAAAACCTGACCTGACACCCTGAGCACACCCTCAAAACGGAGTGCTTCAGATGTCTGATTATCATCATGGTGTCCGCGTCGTCGAAGTTAACGACGGCACGCGCACCATAACAACCGTATCAACTGCCATCGTCGGCATGGTCTGCACCGCGCAGGATGCGGACGCGGCAACCTTTCCGCTGAATACGCCGGTACTTATCACCAACGTGCAGGGCGCAGTCGGTAAAGCGGGTAAAAAAGGCACGCTTGCCGCTGCGCTGCAGGCCATTGCTGACCAGTCAAAACCCGTGACCGTCGTCGTGCGCGTCGCTGAAGGAGCCGACGAAGCCGAAACCACGTCCAATATCATCGGCGGCACGGATGAAAACGGCCAGTATACCGGCATGAAAGCGCTGCTCGCCGCGCAGACCCAGCTCGATGTTAAGCCGCGTATCCTCGGCGTGCCGGGGCTGGATTCAATGGCGGTGGCAACCGCGCTTGCCAGCATTGCGCAGCAGCTGCGCGCCTTTGCCTACGTGTCAGCATGGGAATGTAAAACCATTTCCGAAGCCCGTCTTTACCGCCAGAACTTCAGTCAGCGTGAAATCATGGTTATCTGGCCTGACTTTATCGCCTGGAACACCACGACGAGCAAATCCGATACCGCCTTTGCAACCGCGCGCGCGCTGGGCCTGCGCGCAAAAATCGACAACGACACAGGCTGGCATAAAACTCTGTCTAACGTCGGCGTCAACGGCGTGACCGGCATTTCTGCATCCGTGTTCTGGGATCTGCAGCAGACCGGCACCGATGCTGACCTGCTCAACGAGGCGGACGTCACCACGCTGATCCGTAAAGACGGTTTCCGCTTCTGGGGCAACCGCACCTGCAGCGATGACCCACTGTTTCAGTTTGAGAACTACACCCGCACTGCGCAGGTGCTGGCCGACACGATGGCCGAGGCGCACATGTGGGCGGTTGATAAGCCGCTGACGCCGGTTTTGGTGCGCGAGATTATCGCGGGCATCAATGCGAAATTCCGCGAGCTGGTTAACGCCGGTTATCTGCTGGGCGCATCAGCCTGGTATGACGAAAGTGCCAACGATAAAGACACCCTGAAGGCGGGCAAGCTCTTTATCGATTACGACTATACGCCGGTTCCGCCGCTGGAAGATTTAACGCTGCGCCAGCGCATTACCGACACCTATCTGGCGAACTTCGCCGCATCCGTTAACAGCTGAGGGGCCGGATAAATGGCACTGCCACGCAAACTGAAGGGCATGAACCTTTTCAATAACGCCAACAGCTATCAGGGCGTCGTCACCGCCGTGACCCTGCCGAAGCTGGCGCGCAAGCTCGACCCATTCCGGGCGGGCGGCATGAGCGGCGCGGCCTTCATTGATAACGGTCTGGAAGATGACGCGCTCGATGTTGAGTGGAGCATCGGCGGTATTGATGAGCTGGTACTCACGCAGTGGGGTGCGTCTGACATTCCCCTGCGCTTTACCGGCTCATACCAGCGCGACGATACCGGCGAGGAAATCGCGGTAGAGATTGAGGTACGCGGTAAGCATCAGTCGTTTGATTTCGGCGAAGCCAAACAGGGCGAAGACACCGAAACCAAAATCACCAGTAAAAACACCTATTACAAGCTGACTTTTAACGGCAAAGAGCTGATCGAAATCGACACCATCAACATGGTGGAGAAGGTTAACGGCGTTGACCGCCTTGAACAGCGCCGTAAAAACCTCGGCCTGGTATAAACCCTGACGCCAGCGCCTGCCGCTGGCTTTACCTGACTACAGTGAACAGAGAACCATCATGGAAAAGAAAGATAACGTTGTTGAGTTTGAAACCCCGCTGCTGCGCGGCGAAACCGAAATCAAAAGCGTGGAGCTGATTAAGCCGACGGCCGGAAGCCTGCGCGGCGTGCGCCTCGCCGATCTGTGCCAGTCGGATGTTGACGCCCTGCTGACCGTGCTGCCCCGTATTACCCTGCCAGCACTGACAAAGGCCGAGTGTAACGCGCTTGACCCGGTTGATCTGATTGCGCTGGGCGGCAGGGTGATTGGTTTTTTGCAGTCGAAGTCGGACGAATAGACTGGCCGCACGGCCTGACGGTCAACGACCTGATGGCCGACATTGCCACGATATTCCACTGGCACCCCTCCGAGATGTACGACATGCCGCTGGCCGAGCTGATGGACTGGCGGCATAAAGCCTTTATCCGCAGCGGAGCAACCCCGGATGAGCAATAACCTCAAGGTGCAGGTGCTGCTGAATGCGGTAGACAAAGCCTCGCGCCCCTTCAAAGCCGTGCAGACCGCCGCTAAAAATCTGTCGTCAGACATTCGCCAGACGCAGACGACGATTAAGGAGCTGGACGCGCAGGCCGGAAAAATTGACGGCTTCCGCAAGGCCAGCGCGCAGCTGGCCGTCACGCAGCAGAGCCTCAAAGACGCAAAGCAGGAGGTGGCTGCGCTGGCCGTGCAG